TGCCATCGTACATGCTCGTGAAAACCTTCTGGGCCACCTTGTCCGGTTGGACCTTGAGGGGCTCGAACTCGGGCGCCTCATTTAGTTTTGAAATTCTCTTGGTGACCTTGTCGAAGAGCATAGGCACTTCATCTCCCGAGCGCTTGTTGACCTTCATTGTATTTTTAGGGCTTGTTTTTTTTATCCGGTAGTCTTAATGGCGTCGAAGTACATGCCCTCCCCGCTCGCGGACGCCTTCTTTTCGGACTTTAACAAGGAGACCATCCAGGACCAGATCGCCTCGGCCATCCGGGACAAGACGGGCGTCGAGCTCCAGCGCCAGAGCTACTCGGACCTGGACGCCCTCATGAAGCGCGTCTATGTCAACATGAAGAAGGACACGTACTCGAACGTCCGCCAGCAGGTCGACGACATGAATGCCCGTGTGACCGAGGAGGCGACCGGCACCATCAGCACGGGCCTTCTGCAGCAGATCGTGTACCTGCGGGACATTTCCCGTAACGCCGTCCCGCTCGAGGTGCCCGTAAGCACGAGCACGTACGGGAATAAAATCCCGAGTAATTTCAAGATTGGGTTCTGATGGGGACCCGATGATAGTACTGGGGGTGTGCTGTTTATCATGTATCGTTCAGTCGTGTATAAGTTCCGGGGCACAAGCCGGATGTAAAAAGAATAATACATGCCATGGAGTTTTCATGTGTATAAATTGCATTATATGCATTATCGCTCTGATCGCCATGAGTATGGAAATTTCCAAGCCTTGAATTTTAAAATCAAATAGTATAAATGAGAGCACTGGACGATATCCTCTTCGGGTTCATCGTATTCTTCGCGATCGAGCGCGCCATCCGCCTCTTCAGCAACTCCGTCATCGAACCATGGGCCAAGAAGAAGACGACGAACAGGGGTGTCATAGAGAACTGGAAGCTCACGGCCGAGTTCGTGGCGCTCGTGGCCGCGGCGGTCTTCGTGTACAGGTACAAGGGGTTCGTCGGCCGCTTCAATACCAGATAAGAAACATGGGCGTTTGATACTCAATGAATAAATTCCGTGATGAGACGGCGACCATGTGTAAGCAAAAGGGTTGGGACAAAGCACCGGTAAGTATCGTATGGATGCTCCTCAACGAGGAGATGGGTGAGCTCGCCTCGTCGATCCGTCAGAACCAGCGCATCTACCGCAAGACGGGGCTCAAAAAGGACCGAGGTACCGACGTCGCCATGGAAATGGGCGACGTCTTCAGTTACCTGTTCCAGTTGGCCCATATGCTGAATGTCGACCTAGACACCATGTGGGAGATGCATCGCGTCAAGATCCAGACGAAGATGTACAAGGAAAATAATGTAAATGTTTAGTAATAGGATGGCGTCAGCCTCGATGATTGACGACCGCCTCCAGATAGACGGCTTCAATCCCTACGTGTGGTCCGGAACTTTTGGCGTCCCTAAGGACGGGTTCCCGAAGACATGGTTCATCGACGGCTCGTACACGACCCAGATCGACGAGACGCCAATGACGGTCACCGAGCCCATCCAGGGCGCCGATGATCCCGGACGTAACTTCTCTGGTTCCATGTACTTAAAGACGGCCGAGACGAGCCCTGCACCGTTCCTGGGGTACCCTGCGCGCAAGCTCGAGTACTCGGACGGGACAGTCTCGTGGTTCAGGCCAGGAGCCAAGTGGCCCTGGATCGGTCAGGGTGGGGAGTCTGACGGGTACACGGCCAAGTTACAGGGTGGGCGTTCGTCGCTCCTGTTCTGGCTCGCACTGCTGGCACTGGTCGCCTTCCTTTTCACTAGATTGCGGCGATCTTAGGGGCGACGACCTTCACTAATTTCTTTGACAAATTCTCTTTTTCAATTTTAGTCCGTTCATCCAGCTTGGGGCACATGTGAACCTCAAGTTGAATGCACCGCGCGCAATAGTCACCGGCGCACTCCCGGCACTTCAGAAACCGATTCTTATGGGCGCACTTCGGCACCTTTCCCAGCGCCTCCATCAGAGAGTCCTGGACGTTCATCTACTATTTCACATACAATTTGATTCTTAAAGTCCCAGGGGACTGGGTCATCCATGATCTCGCACAGGCCCTGGGCTCGCCCCTTGACGATGCGTTCCCATGCGGCCCGCATGGCCGGCAGGTTCTCCTTGAACCATGACCGGTCCCGGACGACCCGGACGACTACAAACTCGGGTTCGGCGCCTTCTACACTCGCCGGCCGGTACTGAACAAAGTCGCACTCCTCGAGGTCTGTAATTTCAAGCTGAAGTTGAACCTGTGGCAGATAGTGCTTCGGGACCTTCGGCTCGATCTTGCGGGTCAGAGGGCACTTTATCTCGATAAGGAGCCCGTCCTCGGTGACGCCATCGGGTGAGGCGCCGAGCCAATGGTACTCGCGGTGCCGGACCAGACCGATCTCGTGAGACTTGCGACCGGTCCGGGCGTCATAAAGATCACGGACCATCGGCTCAAGGAGGGTCCCATGGGCCGTCGCGGCGTTCCCGGCCCACTTGGTCTTGAGGACCTTCTTTTTCACGAACGAGTCGACGCTTTCGTATCTATTTTCGCCGATCGCGCTCGCTATGTCACTGGCCGTAATCATTTCGTCGCGCAGATCTAACCATTCCTGACTTCTTTGTTCGGCGTATTCAGCCGCAAGAAGCTCCCTGGCCCTGAGGATCTGGTACTCGCCGGTTAGCGGTTGGGACATGCTTATTCTTGAATCGAGGATCGGTCTTAAGTACTATTTCGGCCGCATTCTGTTCGGCCTGTTTCTTGGTACTCGCGAAACCAGAACCACACTCCATGCCATCCACGATGACCGTGATGAAGAATTGACCGTTCACGTTCCCCATGAGCCGGTAATCGGGCAATGGGTACTTGAGGGCCTGGCACCAGCGCATCAATTGGTCCTTCCAATTATCATCGACGAGCGACGTTTTGACTTTAGTGAAGGACTCCATGACGAACGTTTTGGCGTGGACCATGCCGAGGTCAAGGTAGATGGCCCCGACGAGCGCCTCGAACGCATCCTCCATGATGTGCTCGTTCGTGTTCCAGTTGTTACGCTCGCCCTTCTCGTCCATCAGAATGAGCTTGTCGAGACCGAGCACTTTTGAAATCTCACATAGGGTCTTTCCCCGGACCATCTTCGTCCGGGCCTTCGTCAGGAAACCCTCCTGCTCCTTCTCGTGCAAATCAAATAGATGCTTTGTAATAATAAACCCAAGAACCGAGTCCCCCATGAATTCCAGTGTTTCGTACGAACCAGTCAGTCCTGAATAGCGCTTCAGGGCTGACTTGTGCGTGAACGCTCGTTGGTAGAGTGCGACATTTTTGACTTTTGTGCCGACCAGGGCATTCAGGGTGTCCCTTGAAAGCTCAGGGGGCGGAATTTGCTGTTCGGTCTCCATCTTGTGGTACTAGAGGCGGTTATTTTTAAGCCCCCGAAGGACTCGAGATCCAAATCTTAAAAAGCCTTCGGCGAGACGGTCGCTTCGCGACCGGGGCTCAGGCCTTGGCAACCTTCGGGCGCAGCTTCTTCTCCTTCGGCGGCGCGTTCGGGTCGACCGGCGCCTTCGGCTTCTTCTCAACCTCAGGCTTCACCTCCTTGATGTAGTGCGGGTTGATGTACTTCTGGATATTCAGGAAAGTCACCTGGGTACCCTCGGGCGGGTGCAGCAGGGCCTTCAGGGGCTCGTCCAGCGTGATGTTCTGACCGGCCTTCAGACCCTTCTCGGTCACGTAGGCGTTGATGCGGGTCGTCACTTGGGAACGCGAGATCTTCTCGTCGGCCGCCAGGCTCAGGAAGGCCCGCAGCTCTGGAGTCACGTCCAGGGGCTTGTTGAAGCCGTTGTTTACGGCACGGGCCTTGGACTTCTCACCGGTCGGGTCCTCGATATGCGCGCGAATCTTACGCATATCCTTGCGAAGAGCCTTAATCTCCTTCATCAGAGCATCCATGGTGATCGGGGCGTCGGTAGCCATGCCGGTTGTACTATATGAAGCACGGGCATCTTTAAGCCAGGACGAGCGAGGCGACCGCGAACGCCAGAAGGACAAAAAGTACTAGAAAAATTTGCCACACTTTAAACGGGTCTTCGACGGGGGCCTTAGCCCCTTCGAACGGTGCAGATCCCTTCGGCTCGGTCGGGAGGTCGCTCTGGGCCAGGTTCTGCCCGAACCCAGGCGGCAGAGTCGTACCCTTCGACTTGCGAAGTTCGACCTTCTGTGAAGGCTGGACGCCCTGATTAGGACATTTGGCGCAGCAGCCCACGTCACACGGGTACACCAGGCCGTTCTGCTTGTTGACGTAGCCGCATATCGTCGAGGCCGGGTCCCTAGGGTCAGGCAGGCAGTCGCAAAATTTCAGAGCAAATTTAGCGTCACACGCGCCCATCTGATATTAAAGAAGAAATTTGTATGTAGTATAATGGAGTACGGAAAACCCCAGAAGCTTCCGGACGGTCGCTACTTTCTGAAGGTCACTGGTGCCCGCCACCAGCTCAATGGTCTGACGCTCCAGGACTCTCTCGCGGCCAAGGCGGTCAACTTCGCCGCACCGGACGCCTCAATTTTCCTCAAGATTGACGAGGAGATCCTGACACAGGCCAAGGCTTCCAAGGTGGAGTGGTTCGGCAAGGAGCTGAGCGACGAGACGATCACGAACGCCTTCCAGGAGAGCGTGACGGACGGCGTCCTGGGCGCGTCTCTCGCGACCATCAAGGGTGAGGTCGTCACGACCGCCTTCGACACCCAGAAGAATCCGGTCGAGCTTCAGGACGTCAAGCCTGAGAGCAAGGTGGATGTCCTGCTCGAGCTGTCGGGTCTTTGGTTCCTCAAGAAGTCCTTCGGCCCCATCTGGCGCGTGATCCAGGTCCGTGTCCGGTCCGGAGCCCAGCGCGCCCCGGCCCCCAAGGAGTACCTCTTCACGGACGCCGCCGAGTCGGACGATGACCCAGCAGATTATCTGGATTGAGCGCCCAAAAAAATATCATCGACTTATAATAAATGGACCGCAAGGGACTCGCGATAATGATTCTGGCCGGCGTGATCCTCCTCCTCCTGTTCGCCCCCAAGCGTAGCGGTTTCGCAGGCGGCGCCGGCGTGTCGGGTGCCAACCTCAACATGGGCGGCGACGCGTCGTACCAGCTGTCCGCTCCCGACTACGCCCCTGCAGGCGGCGCGGGCTCCTCGGCCGATGTGGTGTCGTCCGCCAGCCTGATCCCCCGCGACGTGATCCAGACGGAGGATTTCGGCCAGTTCAGCCCGGACAAGATCCTGGGTAACCAGAACTACCTGGACCCGCGCAGCCAGATTGGTTACCCCGAGACGGTCGGTGGCGTGCTGCGCAATGCCAACCGCCAGTTCCGCTCGGAGCCGACGAACCCCCGCAGCCCGGTTTCCATCTTCAACCTCAGCACGATCCCTCCCGACACCATGCGTCCCAAGTTCGAGATCAGCCCGGAGTATCAGTAAAAGGTCCCAGTCGCGAAGCGACTGTTCCCCCGCGTTCAATATTACTTAAATAAGTGCTTCGCGCATAATAGAAATGGACTTTAAAGCAGCTATGACCGAGTGGGTCAACCTTAAGTCCCAACTTGCCGCAGCTCGCAAAGATCTCAGCGTCCTCAACGGACGCGAGAAGGATCTTCGCAAGTTTGTGACCGAACACATGGCCCGGAACGAGATTGACACCGTCCGCGTCCAGGACAAAGTCAAGGTCAATTTAAAGAAGAAGAAAACGCGTGGTGGCATCACCAAGGACGTCATCAAGAAGGGCCTAGGCACGTTTTTCGGTGGCAACGAGGCTCAGATCGAGGGTGCTTTCCAGGCGATTCTCGACGCGGCGCCAGAGAAGGAGGTCACGGGTGTTACGGTCACCGGCCTCACGCGTTAAAGGCTAGGCACGTTTACTGAATAAGTACAATAACTATGGGTATCAACGATGAGTACTCGCGGGACGCGTACAACTACGACCTCGCGTACGACTCGGACGACTCGGACGATTTCGATCACGAACTTCATCCAGAAGACTGGCAGGACGTGTACTCCCAGGAACTCCTAGATGGATGGATGGTTATCCGCGGCTATGCGGACGACCATTATTTGCCTATCACAGGCACGTTTCCCGACTTTGTGAACCTTGTTCTCGACCCGACCGAGTGGTACACGCATGAGGATCCTCAGCCCACGTGGCGGATCATGTGGGGCATGATTTCCAACTTGCCGATCATTTCAGAGCGGGTCCAGGCGCCCAACTTTTACGCGTGGGCCGAAAAATATATTGGCTATTTTTAAAATGATCGACATCACTGGCCCTAAGGTGCTCGTGCCGGCCGTCCTGTTCGCCCTGCTGAGCCCGGGTCTGCTCGTGCGCCTGCCCCCAGGCCAGGGCCCCATGGTCCAGCTGGCCTTCCACGCTCTGGCCCTGGCCCTCGTGTACTGGGTCATCGCCAAGTTCATCGTCAAGGTGAACCTGACGACCGCCGACCTCGTCATGCCGGCCGTGCTTTTCATGCTGCTGACGCCCGGTGTGCTGCTGACCCTGCCCCCGGGCTCGGGTGGCGTCTTTATGTCGGGCCAGGGCGGCGCCGTGCCGACGCTGGTGCACGCGCTGGTGTTCGCGCTGGTGTTTGCGACCCTGCGTACCAAGTTTGCGAAATATTACTAGATCGACTAGTAGATGATAAAGTACCTAGCTATCGGCCCAGGCGCCATGGGCTACTTTATCTTCCTTGGCGTTCTATCTAAATTAAAGCAAGAAGGCAGGCTCGAAGCCCTCGAGGAAATCTCGGGCGCTTCGGCCGGTGGTCTTGCGGCCTTCCTGTTTTGCGTGACGAAAGGGGAGCCCTCCAGGGCTCTCGACTTTTCGCTCAACGTGCCCGTAAAACAGATTATGAAACCAAATATCAAAAACTTACTCTTGAACTATGGTCTCGTACCGCACACCAAGATCCGAAAGGTGCTCTCGGGTGCATGCACTCAATTTCTTTCTAAAATTGATGTGACCTTCAAAGAGCTGTATGAATGGTACCCGATCAAGCTCCATCTGTCTTCGTACTGCGTCGACGTCGGCAAGACCATTTACTTTTCGGTCGACACGACCCCGACCATGAGCGTCCTAGACGCCGTATGTGCGACGGTCGCCATCCCCTTTTTATTTACACCCTTGAAATTGGGTGACGGGTGGAACTACATAGATGGAGGGTCTGCCGAGACCATCCCGGGTGCGCCTTTTTTGGGGAAATCGGAAGGGGTCATGGGTATTAAATTGGCTATGGGTCGGCCAGTGCCGCCCAAAGACCTCAAGACCTATGGCCTCAGTATCCTGTACTCGACCATGAAACTCAGGTACGAATATGATTTTACAATTTTGAATGTAAATTCAGAGGATCAAGACGTTTTTGACTTTAGTGCGTCAAACGACGGGAAGTTGAAATTATTCATTCTGGGTCACTCTCAGAAAATTTCTTGACAGAATTCAAACATGACCGAGACACCTATGCGTAAAAGCCACGTCCGTCGCGTGACCCGCAAGGTCGTCCGGGTTCACAGAAAGGACGGCACCTCGTACACGTACGTCCGCAAATCCAGCAAGACGAAGGTGCGTGCTTCGTATGCGTACGATGTCGGAACCATCGGCCAGTCCAAGTCGCGGATCGGCCCGCTCAAGCATGGCATGCTTACCCGCTTCGGGTACCACCCGGTCGAGGCCAAGACCAACCGCCGCAAGGCTCTCTCGAAGGGCGTCAGCAAGGGCGAAGCGCCCCTGGCCGTCATGCGACGCCTGATCGCGATCAGCACGCTGACGAAGCGTACCGCGCCCCGGGCCTCCCGCATTTACAAGCAGGACGCTATGTGGGTCCGCAGCAAGTACGCCAAGTCTTTCAAGACGAGCCTGTGAAAAAAATATCAATAAAATATAAAATGGTTAATT